CCGATCTCGTCCATATTTCCCCGGGGGTAATTTTTGGAAAATACTTTCTGCGGAGGTATTAGGAAAATCCTCTAAACAGACAAAAAATATTATGCTATGAATAAAAAATCCTTTTCAATTCGACAGGTGCTTTTTAAAAATTCCGCCTAATATCTCCACAGAAAGTATTTTCCAAGTCTATAAAAGGAGTGACAATATGAAGAAGAAGACTAAACAAGCACCATCATTGTCACCAGAAGTAAGAATGAACCAAATGATATCACTAGCTTTTGATTTGCTAGAGCAACGTTTATTGGACGGTACAGCAACTTCTCAAGAAGTTACAACATTAATTAAACATGGAACTAGAAAATCTAAATTAGAAAACCAGAAACTTGAAAGTGAGATCGAATTAGCAAACGCAAAAGCAACTAATTTGAAATCTGTTGAAGATATCGAAGCGTTATATCGTGATGCTATGAAAGCCTTCTCCGGATATCAAGGAAAAGAGGAAGATGAAGATGAAGAAATATTCTGAGTTAATTAAGCTAAAAACGTTTGAAGAACGTTTTCTATATCTAAGATTAGAAGGCAATGTCGGTGAATCAACTTTTGGTCATGACAGATATTTAAATCAGACATTCTATAGATCCAATCCAATATGGTTGGAAGTAAGAGACAGTGTCATCATAAGAGACGCTGGTTCTGATTTGGCAATGGGTGAAGATTATGAAATTTTAGGTTCCATAATTATTCATCACATCAATCCGATAACTAAGGAGATGATTTTAAATCGTAGTCCTTATTTATATGATCCTGAGAATTTAATTTGCTGTGCAGCAAGAACTCACCAAGCAATTCATTACGGTGACAAAAATTATGCTAACAGTGTAGAAGAAATTGTCAGATGCCCAGGCGATACATCGCCATGGTTAAAGTAAGAAAGGAGAACAACATGGAACAAAACAATATTGAAGTATTTAAAGAAAATCTATCAGATAGTGCTTCAAAAGCAGTTATCGACGCTAGTAAAGATGGGTTTGGTGGAGCTTATGTACGAGAAAGTGCAAACATATCTACAAAGTCCATTACATCATCCGCTAATGGAACAAAAGTAACATTATTAGAAACCACTATGTTAGGATGGTCAAAAGTAAAACTTGAAAACGGAACTGTAGGTTATGTGATTTCAGACTACATTAAGGCGGTGTAACATGTCCATTTTTTATGATATTAAAAATTTACTTGGATATGGCCCTGACGAAGAAGATTTTGATGATGAGATCCTAACCCATATACAAACCTCAGTTATGATTCTAGCTCAATTAGGAGTTGGTCCGCCAGAAGGTATCCATATTGATAAAAATACTGAATGGTCAACTCTATTGAAAGCAAGAAAAGATTTATCAGCAATAACTAGATTCATTTTTATTGATGTTAAATTAGCATGGGATCCACCAGGAACAGGTCCAAAAGTACAAGCGTTTGAACGAGAACGAGATAGATTAGAATGGCGTATAAATGTGCAAGCAGAACTTAAGGAGGCGGCTTAATGAACGAAATAAAACACTACGGAACCCAAGGAATGAGCTGGGGAAACTGGCTGAGTAGATCAGCTAAGTATGCCCATGGATTAATAAAGAAAACAATAGGCGGTAAATCGGAAGGCTATTCCAAAAAGAAAAGTAAAAAACTTTCTTCAAAACAATCCTATGCTAAAAAGAAAGGTGATGCTCAAGTTAAAAAACAACTTTCTTCATCAGAAAGAAAAGAAATGATAAAGGAGTATGGGTTTGATTACAATAAGAAAGAGTTTCCAACGAAAGAAGACCTAAAGAAAATGACTTCAGAACAAAAACGTAACTGGAAAGAGATGGATAATGATATAGATGGATGGAGTCCAGCTAGAAAGAAATATTCCGGAATGGGTAATCCGAATCTTAGTTGGGACGAAATTGAAAAACGTTCTAATGAATATAAGAAATTAGTAGAGTCTGGAAAATTGTCAAACAAGATGAATAACGAAGATTGGAAGAAACCTGGATTTGGCCCTGACGCTACTAAAACGCCAGATACAAAATCTACAAGTTCTAAGAAAACAGAACCAGTTAATAAAACATCGGTTACAAACTCTAAAAATCCCAATAAAACCAGCAAAGTAAGCGATTCTGAGATCTGGAAAGACATTGCAAGAGCAACTGAAAGTGGTGAAATACCAGTTAAAAATGGTAAATCTACACTAGCTGATATTAATGCATATACAATGAAAAAGTATAATGCTTATGTAACAGCTCCTAGTAATTCACCAGCTAATAATGTTATGAAAAAAACGGGCAACAAAACAACGATTAATGCAAGCGATTCTGAGATCTGGAAAGATATTGCGAAAGCAGTTGAAAGCGGTGTAATACCTTCGCCAGGAAATAAATCTTCTTTGAAAGATATTAATGAATATGCTATGAAAAAATATGGTGTCTACGTAGTACCAGGTAAATAATCATGAACGAAATAAAACACCATGGAACTCAAGGAATGAGCTGGGGAAACTGGAGATCTCGTTCTGCTAAATATGCTCATGGTATATTGGGAAAACTTAAATTCGGCAAAAAAAGAACCAGCCATAAATCTACGCCAGCATCAAAAGCGAAACCTAAATCTGAAACTTCCGATAACAAGCAAACAGATACTAAACCAAAAATAACAAAAACAGAACCGACTAATCAAGAATTACGTGACAAGATTGAACGTATAAAATTAGAACAAGAATACAAACGTTTGACAGAACCTCAAAAACAAGCTAAAAGCAAGGGTAGACAATATGTTGAAAACGTTCTGTATGATTCCGCAGCATCTGTAGCAAAAAGAGGACTTATCAAAGCTGGCAACTATGGAGTTGATAAACTCCTAGATTACGCAGGAATTAAAGACCCTATCAAGAAAGATAAGAAAGATAAGAAAGATTAATGTTATCGAACACTGAAACGCCGCATTATTATTCCATATTTAGAGAACAAGTATTGAGGGGCGAAATACCAGTAAATGAAGAGATTTCTTTAGAGATGAATCGTATAGACTCGCTGATTAAGAATCCTGGAGTTTATTATGATAAGAACGCAATAAACGGATTCATCAAATTTTGTGAATCAGAGCTAACACTTACTGATGGAGAAGATTTAATGCTATTGGATACATTTAAATTGTGGTCTGAACAAATATTCGGATGGTATTATTTTGTAGAACAAAGCATTTGGAGTAAATCTGAAAAACGATTTGTCAAAGGTAGAGTCAAACGTAGGTTAGTAAACAAACAATTCCTTATTCTTGCTAGAGGTGGTGCCAAATCAGTATATCTAGAGTGTATACAAGCATTCTTTTTGAATGTTGATGTATCAACAACGCATCAAGTAACAACAGCGCCTACAATGAAGCAAGCTGAAGAGGTTATGTCGCCTCTTAGAACAGCAATTGCTAGAGCTAGAGGACCATGGTTTAAATTCATGACCGAAGGCTCTATAAACAACACCACAGGTTCCAAAGCGAATCGAGTTAAACTAGCGTCTACAAAATTAGGAATTCAAAATTTCTTAACGAATTCCATATTAGAAATAAGACCCATGAGCATCAATAAACTACAGGGACTTAGAGTAAAAATTGCTACTGTAGATGAATGGTTATCTGGCGATACTAGAGAAGATGTGGTCGGAGCACTAGAACAAGGAGCTTCTAAATTAGATGATTATTTGATTGTAGCTGCTTCGTCAGAAGGTACTATTCGTAACGGTGCTGGTGACACCATAAAGATGGAGTTACTAGATATCTTAAGAGGGAAGTACTACAACCCACATGTATCCATATTCTATTACAGATTAGATAGTATCGATGAAGTGGGTAATCCAGAAATGTGGCCGAAAGCACAGCCTAATTTAGGGTTTACTGTTAAATGGGAAACGTACAAATTAGACGTTGAAAGAGCTGAAAATGCTCCTGCTAATAGAAATGACATATTGGCGAAACGTTTTGGAATACCAATGGAAGGACTGACGTATTTCTTCTCATATGAAGATACAATACCTCATCCAAAAATTGAATTTTGGAAGATGGCCTGTTCTTTAGGAATTGACCTCTCTCAAGGAGATGATTTTTGTGCATTCACTTTTCTATTTCCTAATGGCATAAGTTTCGGTGTAAAAGCACGATGTTACATAACAGCGTTAACGTTATCCAAACTACCCGGAGCTATGCGAAAGAAATACGAAACCTTTATACAAGAAGGCTCTTTGATCATTATGGAGGGTACTGTATTAGACATGATGGAAATTTACGAAGATATATGGCAACATATTGAGCAATATCAATACGACGTTAGAGCAGTTGGATATGACCCGTACAATGCAAAACAATTTGTAGAACGTTGGGAACAAGAAAACGGTCCTTATGGTCTAGTAAAAGTCCCGCAAGGTGCTAAAACAGAATCTGTTCCTTTAGGAGAAATTAAAACATTGGCCGAAGAAAGACTATGGATATTTGACCAAGCGATCATGTCGTATGCTATGGGTAACGCTATAGCATTAGAAGATACTAATGGAAATCGTAAATTATCTAAAATGCGAAAAGATCGTAAAATAGATCCTGTTTCAGCGGGAATGGATGCCTATATAGCATATAAAGCAAACCAAGAAGAATTTTAGGAGGAATTAATGAAAATACAAGAAATGAAAGATCGTCTAATTCACTCCTGGAGTGTATACAATAAATCTAATCAATATGACAATATAAACTACCATCAGGAAATTTCTTATGGTAGAAAACCTGATAGAGCAGTACTTAGCTATACGAATGAAAAGTCCATTATAGCAGCCATCTATACTAGAATAGCAAACGATGTAGCAAATGTTAGTGTTAAACATGTTAACACAAAAGACGGAAAGTACATATCTGATAGAGTATCTCACTTACAAAATTGCCTGGAATATGATGCAAACATTGATCAGACGTTTACTGACTTACTGTTAGATGCGTCCATATCTTTGTTAGATGAGGGTTCTATTGCTATAGTTCCTACCGAAACAACCATAAATCCAAACAATGGAGGATATGATATATTGTCTTTAAGAGTGTGTAAGATAAAGGAATGGAGACCAGAACACGTTAAGGTCCATATTTACAATGATAAAACTGGTAAATTTGTAGATATAGTGGTTCCGAAGAAAACGGTAGCTATTGTACAAAATCCATTTTACACAGTAATGAATGAACCGAATTCCACTGCCAAACGATTAACACATAAATTAGGTTTATTAGATATAGCAGACGACAAAGTTGCATCTGGGAAATTAGATCTTATATTTCAACTTCCATATACTATAAGATCGCAACAAAGACACGAACAAGCAAATTTAAGAAGAAAAGAAATTGAAAAACAATTAACTGAAGGTCGATATGGTATCGCGTATACTGACGCAACAGAACGAATAACACAGTTGAATAGACCTGCTGAGAACAATTTAATGAATCAGATAGAATTTTTAACGAGAACGCTATACAGCCAGTTAGGAATGTCCGAAGAAGTATTTAATGGTACAGCAGACGAACAGACTATGTTAAACTACTATAATGCAACGGTGGTGCCAATTATATCAGCAATCGTAAATAGTATGAACAAAGCGTTTATAACTAAGACTGGAAAAACGCAGGGACAACGAATTATGTATTTTCGTGACCCATTCAAAAATGTACCAACGTCCAAATTTGCAGACATGGCCGATTCTTTCTCTAGAAATGAATTAATGTCTTCAAATGAATTACGAAGTACGTTAGGGATGAAACCTTCCGACGATCCAAAAGCAGAAGAATTGCGTAATAAAAATATTGCAGCGCCTGCGGAGGAAACGAATGCTGAGAAAAAACCAGAAGTAATTGATAAAGGAGGAAATAATGAAATATGATTTTGAAGGTTACGCAACCAAGAATAATATTAGATGTTCTGATGGTGTAACAATTAGAGAAAATGCATTTAAGCATTGTGACGGGAAAATTGTCCCTATCGTTTGGAATCACTCACACGATAATCCAGACAATGTTTTAGGGCATGGATTATTAGAAGCTCGTAAAGACGGAATATATGTTTATGGTTCGTTCAACAACACCGAACGTGCAACCAATGTGAAAGAACAACTAATGCATGGAGATTACAACGCATTATCCATCTACGCAAATAAGTTAACTAAAAACGGAAGTGACGTGGTACATGGAGACATTAAAGAAGTTAGTATCGTCTTAGCAGGAGCAAATCCAGGAGCAACCATCGAAAGAGTTTCTATTGCACATGGTGACGGATCATTTACAGATTCTGAAGATTCGTTCGTAATGCACATGGATGCTGATGAGTGTAACATGGCACACTACTGGTATGACGATGAAGAAGACATTACTCATGCTGATGACGAAGAATTAAGTACTGAAGACATGGCCAACATTTATGAAAACATGAGTGAAGAACAACAAATGGTCGTGCAAATTATGGTTGGAGAAGCTTTGACTCAATCCAGTCAAAATGATAACAATATCGAACACAATGACGATGAAGGAGACGAAATGAGAAATAATTTATTTGAACAAAATGTAGATTACCAAATAGTAAGACCTAACGAAGATTTAGTGCATTCTGAAACCGTTGAAAAGTTTGCAGCTACTGTTTGGAATGACGTACGAAGTAAGAAAATGACTTTTAGAGAATCATTTATTGCCCATGCGCAAGAAGATGTACAACTACAACAATTCTTAAAGCACGATGGATATGATTACGGTATCTCTAATATCGAAATTCTATTTCCTGAAGCACAAACAACGGGAAATATTCCTGAATATTTAAAGAGAGACACTGGATGGGTTAGTACATTCATGAATGCTACTAAAAAGCGTCCATTTACTAGATTAAAATCACGTTATGCTGACTTAACCGAAGACGAAGCACGCGCAAAAGGTTACATCACAGGTAACCGTAAGGTAGAAGAAGTATTCGGTATTTTGCAAAGAACTACAGATGCTACTACTATTTATAAGAAACAAAAATTAGATCGTGATAACATCCTAGATGCTAGCGACTTTGATTTAGTTGCTTGGTTATGGGGAGAAATGCGTATCATGTTGAATGAAGAAATCGCGGTAGCATGTTTGTTATCAGACGGACGTCCAACGATGGTTAACGGACAAGTTAATCCTGATAAAATTGATGAAACTAAAATTCGTCCAATCTGGAAAGAAGACGAACTATTTGCTCACAAAGTGGTATTGTCCGTTGATCCTATCAAAGGAACAAACGGCGCTGCTAAATTCGTTGACGAAATTATCAGAACTAGAAAATTTTACAAAGGAACTGGAAACCCAGTAATGTATACAACTTCTGATTTAATGTCTGAATTGTTACTAATGAAAGACAATCAAGGACATTATATCTACGACACTATGGATAAAATTAAAACTAAGCTACGTGTTAGTGAAATTCATGAAGTTGAACAAATGGAAGGTGTACACGAAATAGTTCAAGACGAAGATGGTAATGATGTGACTAACATGTTAGCTGCTATTCTTGTTAATCCAAACGATTATGAAATTGGTACTAATAAAGGTGGACAAATCACTTCATTTAACCAATTCGACATTGACTATAACCAAGAAAAGATGTTACTTGAAACAAGATTATCAGGATCATTAACTAAAGTTAAATCAGCATTGATTTATACATTTGAACCAGATAGCAATGTAGCAGATTACAAGAACAACTACTTCTCTGGAAAACAAAACCTAGATACTGGGAAAAAGATAGGCGGATAATGAAATTCGTCGGCCGTATAGGTTTTGTAGTCTACGAGGAAACAAGACCTGACGTTTGGGAAGAAGTTGAGAAAGAATTCAAGTACAAAGGAGAAATTACACAAGATAGACGTAGGTACGTAGGAACCGAAGATTCTGTAAACACATCTATGAAGTTGAACAATCACGTTTCAGTTCTCATGGACCGACGTCTTCGTGATAATTATGCTCATTTGAAGTATGTTGTTTGGAATGGGTCAAAATGGAAAGTGGACGAGATAGAAATAGATCATCCTCGGATTAACATATATCTAGGACAGATGTATGAATAACGAAGACAAAAGAATTGCCTTAGGAAATACTTTAAAGCAGATCCTAGGAAGCAACGAAGTCTACTATCAATCCAAACCAAACAACAATGCATACCCTAAAATACTATATAGCTTGTCAAATAGCGTCAGAGAGTTCGCGGACAATCGTCCATATAAATTTAACAGATTTTACACTATTACACTTATAACAAAATCTCCTGACGATACTTTCTTAGATAAGTTAGATGAATTACCACAGTGTCGATTTGATAGACACTATATAAGTGATGGAGGACATCACTACGTATATACAATTTACATATAGGAGGAAAATAAAATATGCCTAAATTAGTATGGGACAAAATCGGTGAACGCCTATTTGAAACAGGTGTTAATCAAGGAGTGTTGTATCCTTTAAACACAACAACTAATGAATACGATACAGCTGTAGCTTGGAATGGTATTGTATCTGTTGGTGAAGAACCATCAGGAGCAGAACCAAGTCCACAATATGCGGACAACATTAAATATCTGAACTTAATGTCTGCTGAAGATTTTGGTGCTACTATCGAATGTTTCAGTTATCCTGAAGAATTTGAAGAATGCGACGGATCTAGAGCACTTGCTAAAGGTGCCATAGTTACACAGCAACCACGTAAAACATTTGGGTTCTCTTACAAAACGTTAATCGGAAATGATGTTGTGGGTACTGAATACGGTTATAAATTGCACTTAGTTTACGGTTGTTTAGCATCACCAAGTTCTAAAACAAGAAGTACTGTAAATGAAAGTCCTGAAGCAGCTACGTTAAGCTATACATTAACTACTACACCAGTATCTGTTAAAGACATGAAGCCAACTGCTCATGTTATCATAGATTCTACAAAAACAGATCCTGCAAAATTAGCTTCTTTAGAAGAAATTCTTTACGGAAATGACACTGACGAAGCTCGTTTGCCATTACCAGATGAAGTAGCAACAGTTTTAGGTGTTGCTATTGGTGGATAATTGACATCCGTCAAAATAAAAATTAAAATTAATTAATTCTTTAGAAAGGTCTTTTCAGCACTTGGAGAAGGCCTTTCATTATTTATAAAAACTGAAAAGGAGAACTAAAATGTTAGTAAAAAAAATTAAATATGAAGATTTCAATGGAGATCAAAGAGAAGAAAATTTCGAATTCCACTTATCAGAAGCAGAAGTAGTAGAAATGAATCTACGTTACACTGGTGGATTAGAAAAGTATGTTGATTCGCTAAATTACAGCTTAGATGGTAATAAGGTGATGGACTTGATGAAAGATGTTATCGAAAGATCTATTGGACGTAAAACTCCAGATGGTAGATTTGAGAAAACTGTAGAAGTTAAGAACAACTTTCTATATTCTGAAGCATATAATGTATTATTCATGGAACTATGTACAAATGCTGATGCAGCAACTAAATTCATGAATGGTATCATGCCTGCTAAAATCAAAGCACAAAAAATGATTGACGCCAAATCACAAGGACAAGGCGGAAATTATAATCCTCCAGTTAAATCGTAATGTTAACAATCATTGTAACTGGGGAAGAACTTTACGATGAAAAAAACAACAGATTCATAAAAGCACTAGATAAACCAGTAACTATTGTTATGGAACATTCTCTAGTTGCTCTTGATAAATGGGAGTCTCATTACAAAAAGCCATTTCTACACAGTGATAAAACTGATGAAGAGATATTGTACTACTTCAAATGTATGACAATAACACAAAACGTGCCCATGACAGTATACGAACATTTATCTGTTGAAAATATACAAGAAATACAACACTATATTGAAGATAGTAGATCAGCGACATTCTTTAGCAATGTTCAAGGACATAAACAACCTGGAGGACAACAAATTGTTACATCAGAACTGATTTACTATTGGATGATAGCGCACAATATACCGACTTCGTGGGAAAAGAAACACATCAACAAGTTACTTACTCTTATCAGAATTTGTAACGATAAGAACGCACCTCCGAAGAAGATCAGCAAACAAGAACAACTACGACGGAATGCCGAACTTGTTGCTCAAAGAAGAGCTAAATACAAGACAAAAGGATGATCCGTCAAAATAAAAATTAAAACGAAAGGACGATTTATTATGAAAAGTAAATTAGCAACAGGAGAATTATTAGCTCCTATAATGACAAACACTTGGGGTCCTAGACCCGGAAAAGTGACTAAAATGACAGTACATTGTGTTGTGGGTCAATTGCCAGCGAAACGAATATGTGAAATATTAAATGGTAAAAGAGCGTCAGCAACTTATGTTATTGGAGTAGACGGCGAAATCTGGTGTAATGTTCTAGAAGAAAATGCACCGGGAACTAGTTCTAGTCGTTGGAACGACCAGCAAGCTATTACAGTTGAATGTGCTAGTGATTTAAATCACCCATATGCTTTCAACGATAAAGTTTGGAAATCATTAGTAGCTTTAGCTAAAGATATTGAACAACGTCACGGCTTTAAGCTAGCGTTTACAGGTAATGAAAATGGCAGTTTAACTTATCACAGAATGTTTTCGAATACCGCTTGTCCAGGACAATGGTTTATTGATAACACAGCAAGATTTATTAAGGAAGTTCACAATGAATCGACTCAACTTCCACCAACAACAAATCCAAAACCATCTTTTGATGCAAACGCATTAGCTAAAAGAATTGCTAACGGAGAATTTGGTAATGCTCCAGCTCGTTGGGATAATTTAGCAAAAGCCGGATTCACTCAAGATCAGATCAATCAAGCACAGGATATTATTAACAAAGAGGCTGGAACTCAACTTCCACCAACAACAAATCCAAAACCATCTTTTGATGCAAACGCATTAGCTAAAAGAATTGCCAACGGAGAATTTGGTAACGAACCACAAAGAACTCCTAACGTGTTGAAAGCTGGGTTTACTAAAGAGCAACTGAATCAAGCACAAACTATCATCAATCAAGGTTCTGTAATAACAAATAATTCGCAACCGACTTTTAATGCTTACGATTTGGCAAAAAAGATCGCCAACGGAGATTACGGTAACGAACCACAAAGAACTCCTAACGTGTTAAGAGCTGGTTTTACGAAAAATCAACTTCAAGCAGCTCAAAATTTGATTAACCAAGGAAAAGTGTAAAAAGAGGTCAAAATGGAAATAGGTGTTACTGTTAAAGGCGGCAAAAAACTCAAGTCGTTTCTAAAAACAGCAGAATTATCGCGTCTAGAAAATCTTTTCAAACGTTTAGGACAAAAAGGTGTCGACGCACTGGCTTCTGCAACACCTGTCGATACTGGATTAACAGCTTCTTCTTGGTACTATGAATTCCATATTTATCAAAAAGGTGCTGTATTGTACTGGAAAAACGATAATTATACTAAAGACGGAACACCTATACCTGTATTGATCCAATACGGATATACTACTGGAACTGGTGGTTGGGTTGAAGGAAGAGATTTCATCAATCCAGCCATCATGTCCATATTTGATGATATTTTAGTACAATTAAGTAAGGAGATGAATTATGGCTAATACAATAGATAAATATCTCGTTGAAATGAGTTTCGATGGGAAAAAATTCTCTTCTGGAGTAGACAGTACTGTAAAGAAAATAAATGAATTAGAAAACAAATTAAATTTAGAAAAATCGAAAGATTCTTTAAAAAATTTAAACAAAGATATAAATAATGTTGATTTCAGTGCAATGGATAAGAATCTACAATTTCTAGCCGATCGATTCTCTGCAATTGGTATCGTTGGTATGACTGTGATTAACAGACTTACAAATTCAGCATTGGATTTTGCAAACACGGTTATTCATAAAGTAATAACACCAATCGCTGAAGGTGGTAAGAACAGAGCTATGAACATTGAAGCGGCTAGATTCCAATTATTGGGTTTGACAAAAGACATGTCCAAAGTTCAAGCTTACATGGATGATGCAAATAAGGCTGTTACTGGTACTGCTTTCGGACTAGATTCCGCAGCTAAAGCAGCTTCTCAATTGGCAGCTTCTGGAATAGAATCTGGAGATAAAATGGAAGGTATTCTAAAAGGTATCGCTGGTGTTGCTGCTATGACAAACAGTACCTATGATGATACCGCTAGAATATTTACTACAGTAGCCGGTAACGGTCGTGTAATGACTGAACAATTGAACCAAATGGCTTCTAGAGGTTTGAATGCCGCTGCCATATTAGCTAAATCGTTTGGTGTAACAGAAGAAGCGTTACGTGAAATGGTTAAAGGTGGTGAAGTTTCTTTCGAGATGTTCTATACTGCTATGAACACAGAATTTGGAGCTTTTGCACAAAAAGCCAACGAAACTTTTACAGGTTCGGCTTCAAACTTTAGAGCAGCCTTAGGAAGAGTGGGGGCAACATTCTACGGAGATTTCATGAATGGTGCTAGAGACTTCTACAACACGATTACCCCAGTTATAAATATGTTTAATAAAGCTTTACCTCCATTAAATGCTTGGTTTAAAAACATGCTTGGAGGTACTAAGGTACAAGACGCTGTAACAGGTGCCTGGGTTGACGGTAGATTTGGTGTTATAGGAGAAATAGCAAATATTGTAGATAGATTGGATTTCTCAGCATTAAATGACGTGTTTGGTCCTGAAGGCGTAGGTAAGGCAGGTATAATTACTAATGTAGTTACAACGCTTGATAATGCTTTTAAAGGCCTTTGGAAAGTATTGTCCACTATCGGTAAAGCTTTCTGGGACGTATTCGCACCAGCAAAGAATCTCGGAGAAGTGTTCAGAGATATATCTAAAGCTGTAGCTGATTGGTCAAAGAACTTAATAATGTCCGATCAGTCTGCTGTAGTATTAACAGGAATCGTTAGAGGTTTATCTACAGTTCTGAAAATGGCTGTGGATCTTTTCATAGGTCTGGCTAAGATAGTGTTCGAAATTATCGGATATCTAAAACCATTCGCCGGTGTTTTACTACAAATAGTGTCCATATTTGGCGAATTTGTCTATGGTGCTGGACAAGCATTTAAAGAAACTCAATTCTTTAGTAAAGCAATGTCTACATTGCATAAAATATTCGGTCCTATACTAATTCTCATCCGGGATTTAGTTACAGGATTTGCAGATTTTGTGTTCGGATTAGCAACTACAAGTACTAAAGTCGATGAAGCCGGAAATGTGATAGAAGGTTCTTTAACGCCAGTCGCATCGATAGCTAAAACGATATTTAGTGCAATACTATCCTTAAACGGGGCTTTTTGGGACTTTTTAAGTGTGATAGAAACGGTTGGTAAGACAATTTATAAACATCTAAATCCATATATTCAAAACACTGTTAATTGGTTCTCCAAATTGAAGATCGGTTCTGTAGATTTAGGAACTATTATGAAGACAGCAATCAACAGTACAAAGGCATGGTTTGCAGATTTAGATAATCATTTAACAAATTTCAGAGAGTCATTTGATGAATTTGTATATGGTTTGGGAAATCGTGCAAAAGCTGTTATCGAGAAGATTTTAGACGGCTCTACAACTGTGAAAAAAGTATTTACAAAATTATTTACAGAATTGAAAGAGTTTGTAGATGGAGTTCTTGATGGTATTGGATCTTTTGCAGGTTCCATATTTGATAAAATTGGAGATTCTGCAGATAGAGGATTCACAAAAGCTAAAAAGAAGACTGAAAAATTCGGAGAAGAAGTACATGAAACTTTAGGTCCTGTTGCTAAAATAGGAGATGCTATCAAAGTAGTATTTGATGCTTTATGGGATATTGTACAGGTTGTAGGTCCTAAAATTGCTGATGCCATACAATTTGTAATTGAGAATTTTACAGATTTCTTAAATAGGGTTGATACTAGCAAGTTGAAAGACTTGGTTAGTATGAAAGTTATTTGGGATTTAGGTGACGGCATGGGAGGCCTTATCAAGGCTGGGGAAAATCTTACAAAGAATGCCTCTAGTATGATCACTTCTATCAAAAATGTTTTCAACGAACTTACAAGTGGGTTGGAAACTATGCAGAAATCCGTTAAGGCAAATACCATAGAAACGATTGCAAAATCCATATTAATGATAGTTGGTTCTGTTATAGCACTAACGTTCTTTGATCCTATTGAAATAGCTGTATCTATGGGATTTATAACGGCTATGTTCGGTGAATTGGCTGGTGTAATGAAAATAATGGACAACGTTTCTAAGAAGGGTGATGTTAAAGCCTATGCTGAATTAAGTCTTATCTTAAATCAAATCACGAAGATTCTATTAGGATTATCATTATCAGTTAAACTTCTAGGAACTATTCCTATAGACAGAATGATATCAGCATTAGCTGGTATGGCGGGTATGTTAGGAGTTTTATATGCCGTTATTGAATACATGAGAAAACTTCACAAGAAAACGGTAGAAAGTGTAACAGCTAAATTGATTATGCTTATTCCTGTACTAGAAGAATTTGCGAAGATGTTAATGTTACTTGGTGTTGCTGTAAAAATATTCTCAACGATCGATCTAGACGAGATGATAGTTGGGTTAGGTGGTATTGGAGCTCTATTAGGAGGTCTTGTTCTATTTTTGAAATATGGTGAACTAGACAAACTAAAAGAAGAGAGTGGGCAAAACTTGGTAATGCTCGCTGCTGCATTGTTTGTATTGGCTACAGCAGTCAAAAAGTTCGCAAAATTGTCTTGGGAGCAACTTATCAAAGGATTAGGTGGTTTAGCCGCCGTAATGACTATGATGGTTGTTGCTATTCAACAATTACCAGCTGATTTAGAAA